GAGGAGTGCCTTCCTCAGTCCGCCACTCAGCAGTGCGGTTCTCAAGCATACGCTCTGTGACAGGCTCCAACAGCTGTCCGTTATAGGACAGGTAGTGGATCGAGTCCAAGGCCGCTTGGTTAGGGATATCCAACTCATATTCATGTTCACCGGCCATGAGCGTGATAGGCTCCAGCTCGCAGCGCCAAACCTTTGCGTCTTTGCACAATTCAATGATTGCTTCGCGTGTGACCCGTTCGATCAGATAGTCCGGGCAACCCGGGCACAGCGGTACGATTTCCGGAATGAAGACGTCAAAGTCTTTAGCCATTATCTAATCCCCCGCCCTGAGTTTGGCGACGTCAGGGCATCTAGTTGTGACTTGCCAGTAACAGCGGATAGGAACAGGCCATATTGCTTGTCCGCACGAGCGTTCGTGGCAGAGTACTCGGCCTCTTTCTGGAAGGCTCTGTACAAGATGTAGTCGATAATAGCATTTCCGTAGATGTCTGCAACACCAATATCCTCGCCAGATGAAACATCTGTCGGGACTGCGGAGTAGATGATTTCGATATATGAGGCTCCTGCGACCCCGGGGAAGACGTAGTACACCGTGGGGTCCTGCTCGTCATAGCAATAATGCTTCTGAGTAGTTCCATGGGCCGCTGCGCCGGTCACAGTTGGGTCGTGCCAGTTCGGTTCTTGGGAATCGAGAATCTCGCGGCTAACCGCACGGATAACCCTCCCACCAGTGCCAGACGACGCAGCCGACATGTTTCGAACAACACCCAACAGCCGGTTGCCTCCAGACGGGAGAGTTTGTTTTGTACCAGTCGCGAGGGTAACGGTGGTGTTCACCGCCCCCGCGTCTGGCTTATAGAGTACGATCTCAGTCTGAGCATCGTTGAGCCACAGGATGAGTTCAGCATCGGTCCAGCGGATCGCTCCCTCGTCGGTGAGGATCTTTCGAACGCGGGAGATGATATCATCTACTGCTGTGGCCATGGTTTACCCCTGTGGTAAGTGTTCTTGGGCGATGATCCACGCTTCATCGCGTGTGTCACCGTCGACATCATACCCCAGCTTACGCTTCACCGCAAACGCTTTCGGCTTGCCATCAAGGGTTAGTTGGTCAGGGTTGTTGTCTGCGACAACTGCGAGCATCGCTTCGACAACTTTCTTCATGTCTTCGGTGGCGACAATCTCTTCGGTTGCCTCTTCCTCAGTCTCGACACCCGCCGCAGCCGCAGCAGCTGCCAAAGGGTCTGCTACTTCCTCCACTTTCGGCGTAGGCGCGGGAGCAGGTTTCGGAGCCGGTGCTTCTTCGGCCACCTCTTCGACGGCGGCAAAAGCTCCGGTAGCGAAACATTCAGAAGCGAACTCATCAGATACAACACGTTCTTCACCTTTTGCGAATGCCATCACGGCTCCGTTCAGGCTGGCGACTCGTACCTCTCGTAGGGCTTTAACTTTCATTTGTAGGTTCCTTAGCTATGGAAAAGGCCACCCCGACATGGGATGGCCTCTCTCTTTTCTCTCAAATCGAGAGTGTTGTCTAGCCTCGTACGAAGATCATACGGAGCGTGATGTCGACTGAAGTAGCACCGGTAGCAGGCGCGGCTTGAACCAAGATGTCGATGGTGTCATCGGCAGCGTAGGTGTAGCTCGCAATTGCGGAGGCGTTACCACCAGCTTGACCAACGGTAGAACCGTCGATAAAGCGGTCAGTGTCGTCACCGTCGCCTACGTCCAGAACGATGGCAGGAGAGCCACCGGTGTCGAGGTCATCAGAGATCAAGTGGATCTCCAGAATACGCTCGCCAGAGTAGACGGGGAGCATCTCAATCACGTCGTTCAGAGCCAACGCAGTGTCGACTGTGAATGTCACCTCGCGGCAACCCAGCTCGCCATTCAGCTGTGGAGTAAACGCTTGGTTAGACGTTGAGTAAGAAGTTGAGTAAGTAGCCATGTCAGCAGTCCCCTCTTAGTACGCAGTGTCCAGAGTGATAACACCGAAGTCTTCGGTTGTACCACCATGTACGTCTGCAATGAATTTAGGCTTGCGGAAGCCGAGGATTTTGCCGATTGAGATACCTTGTTGGTTCCCGTAGTCGAAGTTTTTCTCGACAATTTCAGGGTTACCAATGTCAGCCATCCCAAGAGCCTGTGCGCCACAGAACAGTGCGCGAGCACCATTGATGTTAGCGTCAGCGCCCCACTTATAGCCAGCAGCGCCTGCATTCGCAGAAGTACCGGTCGTTGCGTTTGAAGTGTCAAACACGTGACGGAATTCATGAATCATGACACCATCGACCATGACGGAAGTGGTACCGGAGAAGAGCGAGTTGCTCTTACCACGTACACCCGCGTTACGGACGTTGGCCAAGAAGTCAGAGTCGAGCTTCAGTTTTGCCATTTGCTGTGGAGTCACGAACATATGGTAAACTTCCTCACCACCTTTACCACGGATGCCACGGACATAAGAGTCTTTGGCGTAAGCTTTAAGCTCAACAATGGTTTGGTAGGTCAGGGTGTCAGCTGCGACAACGGCAGTTGTGTCCCCAGCGACGAGACCGTCGGTCGCGTCCCAGCGGCGATGCCGGTTGGAGGTAGGAGCAGAGACGTCAGAGGCGAACTCAAGGTCGACCAGCTCAAGACCAGCTTGAGGGTTGGTTGGACGCAGAGCACCTTTGGTCGTGTGCGCGAAGGAAATACCTGACAGGGCCAAGAAAGCCATCTGGTCGCAGCGGTCAGCCATCGCATAAGCAAGCTTATCGCGAGAGTTCTGACGGAAGTTGACGACAGATTTTTGGTCAGCCAGTTTACCCGCTGAACGGTTCGCGAAGCGAAGCTGGTCCATCTGGATGACGATCTCATCCGAACGCAGTTTCTCTTCGTTGCCTTCCAGCGTGTTATCCCCAGTCACACCATCTCCGGTCATGTCAGCGAGCAATGTCAGAACTGCACGAGTACCTTTTTTGGTCTTCGTCAGATCAGTCACGCGCTGTACCATGGCGTTAGAGCCAGTACCGGCGAATTGATTGATGAACGACGCGTTACGAGCAACTTTCCAGAAGTCACGAGACCATGCTGTGAGCTGTTCGTTTGTCAGCGCCGCAAAGTTAGTAAGAGCCACGATGGGTTCTCCTATACTAAGGGTTGAACGAAAAAATTAGTTTACAGTGCCAGTATCGATGGCTCACGAACAGCATGCATAACGCGGCAAGGGGCGAGATGAAATATCGTCTTCATCTACTACGACGAACGGTACGTACCACGAACAAAAGGGGGCCGTCAAGCCCCCTCCCATAATTTATTTGCACAAGCTCTGCAATTACACGATATCTCCGCGTAGCCTTGCCAAGGTGCGAGCTGGCAGAGCGTCGAACTCTTCGTCTGTGAGTTCGTCGAGGTTGATATCTTTTTTGTCTCTTGTCGCTTCGCCTTCTCCCTCCAAGTCGGCAGGTTGTGCCTTTGCCGCTTTGACTTTATCTGCGACCGCTTTTTTCTTACGGATGGAGACTTTCTTTGCTGCCGGTTTGTTTGCCGGAGCTTCGACTTCGAGCTGAATGCCTGCTTCATAGAGCGCAAGTGGTACCGCCTTGTTCAATGCTTCAACAGCACTATAGCGGCCCGACGCAATGAAGTCATCCCGTAATTGGACAACAGCGGCAGTTAGCTTCTCGTCGTAGACGTCTGAACCCTGCTTCAGCTGGGGGACGGCTTCTTCGAACATCCGTGCAGCGTCAAGAAGAGCGTCCTGTTCGCGGGATCGAGAACTGGTCTTGGTGGCAAACTCTTGTGCCTCAGCCAAGAACTGCTTCCGCTCTTCTGAGCGTATTTCAGACCGTAGCTGTGCCGCTTTATCCGCCTCCCCGTCGAGTACAAGGTCTTGGTACTCGCGTTCCTTAGCGTCGAAGTCGTACGCCTCGGACTTGTCAGTATCGTCATCTTTTTCTTCCCCCTTCGATTCAGCGGCTTTCAGACGAGCTTCCAGCTCCTTCGACTTACGAAGGACTTCGTCGAAACGGGATTTAGGGATCATAGGCTGTTTTTTCTTAGCCTCGACCTCCTCTTGAACGTCTTCCTCAACCTCCTGTTCGTCGGTTACGGTTTCTTGTTCGTTGTCGTCTGGTTCAGACTCTGCATCATCTTCATCAGCTTCATCACCTCCATCCGGGTCGTCACCTTCCTCTGGCTCAGGATCGTCTCCCTCCTCCTCATCAGGGTCATCGCCTTCTTCCTCTGGGTCGGTCTCAGGATCATCCCCATCTTCTTCCTCCTCGCCGAGGCCGAAGTTAAGGTCGAGCGCTTCTGTCTCTTCCATCTCATCGACGTCACCTACAACGTCGGCCATGTCGATGATTTCGTCTTTAGTTGCTGCCTTTGGCATCTTTTTTCGGCTCCTTCGCCTTTGCTGCGGCTAACGCCTTTTGTTGTTGCTCTGCTTGTGCTGCATTGGTCATTGCAGTCGTTGCCAGCTTCAAGCCGACGTTCTGCTCAGACTGCTCTCTCCGCAGACGGTTGGTACTGTCTGAGAGGTCGCGGCGCAAGTCAAGCTCTGCCATACGCAGTTCGCGCTCTTCCTGCAAGCGAACCAATTCGAGGTTCGGCTGGATTTGCATATCGCCTGCTTTGGCTTGGTTGAGCTGGGTCTCAGACTGAATTTTCTGAATCTCAGCTTCGAGTTTCGAGAGTTCCAGCTGGATGTTGACCATGCTGATCTCGTTCATCAGTGCGGCCTGCTCCTGCTGCTCTGGTGTCTGCTCGACGCCGGTGAGGTAGCGGATGCGCTGCGCGACTTTGTCTTTGTTGTGTAGGTTCGAATAACCGATGACAATGTCGTCGGGGACGTTGACGCCGTTTTGGCGCATCGCCATGGCTTCAGCAAATTGGATTTCGTCGAAGGTGTCCCGAGCTGGTGATGTCGAAATGACGATCTCGTACTTACCAATCGTGAGGTCGTTGAATACAGAGCCATCCTCCATTTCTTCGTTCACGACGAGTTCCTCACGCTGCTCTAATGGGTCATCGTCTTTGGTGATCAAAAAGACACGGCGCTCCGTATAGAAGCGCTGTACGAGGTTTAGAATCTTGTCTGCGAGCAGCTGACGGGTATAGGCAAGGTTCTCCAGCGGGACCTGCATGAGAACAGTACCGCGCTGGTTCTTCTTCTCAATGGCTACACCAGACACTTCTGGGCTGTCGTCACCGAGCATAGAATCGTTTACGCCAGAGATTTGGCGGATGGATGCTGCTGCCTTCTGGCTGATCCGGTCGAGTCCTGTCGGGATTGTATTAGGTTTGATCTTCTCCGGGGCGTTGAACCCTTTATTGTACTCGATTACGAGACCGGTTTTTGAGCCTTGCTGTTCAAGGTCGTCTGGCTCCATGTTGGACAAGGACCCATTCTCAACGAGCCAACCAGAGTTTGCGGTTGTGTTGACGACGTGCAGCTCTTGAGATGCCAGTTTGTTGAGTTGCTCTTGTGGAGAGAGCAGGTTTCGAACCATGCCAAAAGGACGACCACGGCGGAAGTAACTAAAGTAAGGTACGATTGTGAAACTATCGTACGGAGACCAATCGTCATGTAGCACCGTCTTGTCGCAGGTTACAGTCCATCGTACTCGGCGGTAGGTCCGCGAGACGATTGCAAGGTTGTATTTCTTGGCGAAGCGCTTTGCTTTAGCTTCTGACCAGTTAGATGGGACCTTAGACTCGTCTCCGGTCTCCATATCGATGTAGTAATCAGCGCGTGCAGTCTTCATGTGCTGCCGTTCGATGATACGAAGCGTCTTTAGTGTTTTAACTTCGTCGTCTGTAGGCGCTCCCACTCCTTCTGACTGCGCGTCGTTGATGTTGCCAAAGCGCGTCTCGTAGAATTCCATCGAGTCTTCAGCAAAATGATTCCCTGCGTCGGCGATAAATTGTAGACGACGAGCTGCCCGACGACCATAAGTTTCGCGAATTTCGTCAATTGTGGCCCACCGTGTGTGCCACACCTCGTTCCACGTACTAGGGTCATATTCTTTCGCATCCGGGTCTATAATCACGTCTAGTGGATCAAGAGCCTTGATTCGAACTTCGCCCTCCACGTTCTTTGAGAAGTCCATCCGCACGTCGAAGTATCCACGGCCATCCATGATGAGACCGTCGGCGAAGACTTGGCCTTCTACCCAGTGCATGTTGTTCAGGTGTGTTACGTGCTTGAGGACTTTACCCACGACCTCTGCAACCTCGTTCGATGAGCCACGAACGGGTTTGACGCGGTAGTCTACTTTCCGGGATGTTTGTTCGCCAAGAAACGCATTAACTGTTGGGAGGATCGAATTGATCGTAAGAGCGGGTCTTCCTTCGCTGTCGAGCGTTTTGACAACATCGTCTTCCCATTGGTCACCTTGATAGAATTTATCGCACTTCTTTGCCATTTGGACATAATCGGTATGTCCGTGGTCGCGGGCGCGCACGTAACGGTTCCACTGCGTACGAGCAATTTCCATCTCCTTATCTGGGGCGAGTTTTTTTGGCATTAGGCACTCATGGCGTTAGAGGTTCGACGTGTCTTGGTAATCTTTTCAAGACGGTCTCTCCAAGAGGGTTTTTTGACGACTTTGTCACGTATAACACTAAATTCAGACATCATCAAACCAAGCCATGCCAAAGCGTCAACTTGGTCATCATGAACGCCTGATGGGAAACGTAACATTTCTGCGATTAAAGCGCTAGTGAATTCTTCCTTCTCAGGAAAAAGTACTTTGCCTTGCTGTAAACGACCCTGAATTGCGCGGGCGCGAGCCTCTTTATCTCGGCGTCCAGTCTTCAATTCTTTTACATACATTTCGTGGAGTCGGCGCTCAGCTTTGCGCTTGTCGAGGAAGGGTCCGATTGCCATGTCGATGTGACCGCGCTCGATACCAACGATGCTTGGTCGCCAGAGATCATAGAAGTCGAGGATGTTTTCGACGAGTTCCATTGCGTCCCATCTTCCGCGCACCACGTCAACGATGTACACTGTTCCATCCTGCGCAATACCTGCGCAGATTCCAACTGAGTAGTCATTTGTCTCTTTCTCCCCGATAGCTAAATCCCACGCTTGGTAGAACGTCATCTTGTCCATGTTTATGTCGTCTGGGTTGAAGTACTGGATATCATCCCGTTTGAAGTAGTCACCCTCATCAGACACAGGTTGTTGTTGATAAAGCGCCCACCAGTCCCGAGGAGGCAGTGCTTTCTCGATGCGCTTGAGAGCCGATGTATCGTAACGATCTGGGTGAAGAGCTTCACCTTTAGATCGGTATCGCTCGTCTTCGAGAGCAACGGCGGGATATTCCACCACTTCCCATTGGTCGCCTTCATCGTTTCGAGCCTGCTCAAGTAGCTTGCCCGCGAGATCGGCGTCGTGCCAGCGTGTGAGAATGATAAGTACTCCACCGCCCGGTGCCAAACGCGTGTAAGCCGTTGACGTATACCAGTCAATGTTCTCCTCCTGTTTTGTCTCTGACTCGGCGTCCTGCCTGTTCTTGACCGGGTCATCGATGATAAGTACGTGCGCACCCTTACCTGTAATGGGACCAGACACACCTGCAGCGACGTATCCGCCGCCAGCTGTGGTCGCCCACTCCTCCGCCGCTTGAGTGTCTTTACTCAGCGCCGTATCGGGGAATGTCTCACGGTACTGCTTACTGCGCAGCTGCGAACGTACTTTTCGCGAGAACTTCATAGCCAACGAAGCCGAATAAGAGCATGCGATGACCTCGTGGCGCGGGTTGTTACCCAAGTGCCATGCAGGGAAGTTCACGGAAGCGATTAGGGATTTACCATGCCGGGGCGGCATGAAGAGCATCAGTCGAGGGGACTTCTTGTCGATGACGTCCTGAGAGAATTGCTCCAAGCGCTGACAAATGTCTTTGTGCACCCATCCGGCTTGGTAGTCGACTTCGTTGTATTGGATGTAAGGGAGTAGACGGCGTCTACGTAGGATTCGACCTGCCAGCTCTTTTTGGGCTTTGGCGGCGGCATCAATGTTTTTATTTGGTTCGATCTTGTTCTTGTTGTACGCATCCATGATCTCCGGTACTTTATTAAGCCCCTGCTGTGCAGCCAAGTACGAAGCTTGTGATCGACGGACTGGATCAGGAATAGTGCGTGCAAGAAGAGTATTACAGGTATGACAAATATCATAAGGCAGAACAAACAAAGTCTCTGCTTTATGCTCATGGCATGACGGGCATTCCCGCTCATTCTTCGACTGTTGGGTGGTCGATGACAAAAGGCTCCCCTTCCTCTTTTTTAGGGGCTAACTCGGTATCCGTCTCGCCGACCAGTTTAAGTAGTTCGGCGTCCGATAGTGCTTTGAGTTGTTCTTCTGTAACGTTTACTGTTAGACTGTTTATGGTGTTTCCGCTCTGTTCTTTAGCGACACCGTGCAGTTTTGTCAAACTGTCCACAATATTCTTCATTTCCGTAGCATTTGCAGACGCTGCCCACGCCTCCATATACATGGCATGCGCTTCCTCTGCTCCGAACTCCACGGCCCGTAGCTGTGCTTTACGGTACGACGTCAGAGCGTCCTGAATATGTTCTTGGTGAAATAGCCGAGATGACTGTTTTGCGGTCATTCCGGTGGATCGGCCCGCAGCGGCAGGAGTCATGCCTGATGCAATAAGCATCACGAACCGCTCTTCCTGCACAGTGAGCTTTTGTCCATCAGTAACGATTAGCGCCATTCGTTCATGAATAGCGTCATCGGTCATTTGCATGACTTTGTCTTCATCGTGCAAAATGTCGGCAGCGGTCTCTTCTAGCTTATTGGACACAATCCGCTCTCCGGAGTGTTTTGGGTCGATTCTACTCATTCCACGTGTCCCCTCTTTTTATTTTGCAGACCGTGCCAAAATGTATACCATAGTCTGGGGCTATTTGCCTAGAGGGCCTCGGATCGGACCTAATAGCTAACACCTGCTGTTTGGTGAGGTGGGTTCTATGATTCCTCTCTCCATGAAGAGATACTCCGTCCCACATAATACATTTATCCGTATTAGGTGCGTTAAGTATTCTCTCGATGTTTTTATTCATTCGCCGTCATTTGCTCCCACAGCACTTTGACCCACCAATACAGCTGGCCTTCGTCTAGGTCCGACTTTAACACGTTCACTCTCGTCGCCACAAGTTGAACATTTTGGCGTGCATACCCCTTCGATGGGTCGATTCTGTCTATCGAAGCGTTGAAGTCTTTTCGCGCACCGGCTGAGTCTAAATGGTGAGTCAACATAACGCCACTTAACGCACATTTGCCGCCTTGTCGGTCCCAGATGTCGCATAGGTCCTCCAATGTAAGTACAAAATCGTCGTAACCGCGCTTTTTGCTCCGTTTTTTAGCCTGAGACAAAGCAATACCCAAGTACACTCGGTGGTCTTTACTCGCGTTTTTGCGCCTTGCGGCGTACATACACGAATGACAGACTTTTCGAGTGGCTTGGAAGCGATCTAGAGGAAGATCTTTATCGCAAACACGGCAATGGCGCATGAAAAGACCCCCCTAGTGGATCATCATTGGGAGGTCTTCGTTGAGGTCGCTTCGATAGGACTGGAATATGCTCGTTGCCAAGGCACCAAATAGCTCG